ATCAGCGTATTCATCTTGTATTTTTTGGTCTACTTCGGCTTTTATTTGCTCAGCTGTTTTACCCGTTGGGTCTACACCCATTTCATCCAAATATGTTTTCAGTTCAGGTGAAACATTTACATCACCCCCAGTTGAAAACATTCTGCGCTGTAAAACTGTCATTTTAGTTGGTACCTGATGCTTGTGAATACACGTTATTAGCAATTTGACTGAAAGGGTTTTGTCTTGCTTGGCCAGTGTTGCTTAACGCTCCATACGTTCCTAAGAATGTGCCTATACCAGCCGCCAAAGGATCTTGCGGCATACCGTAAGTCGTTCTTACATCTGAATATCCAGATTGATATTGTGGAATAAATCCTTTTACAGCTGACGCTGCCTGTAGAGGTGCCATTCTAGTTTGAACTGCTTGATCATATTGTCTGCCTAAACGTGTCTCAGCTAAATCTCTTGCACCTTGACCCAAACCTACCAGTTCCGATCTTTGTCTTTGTCCTAAGTCAAATCTATCCACTCCGAGCTGTCCTATTCTGCCACCGTAATCAGCTATATCTGCACCTATATTTCTAGCCAATCCAGCTCGTCTTGCGCCTATACCTCCTAGCTGAGAACCAAATCCAGATAGTCTGTCTGACAGAGACTCTCTAGCTCTTGCTTGTCTTTCGAATTCGTTAAGAGCAGATTGTTGTGCTGTTTGGAACCCACTAGACCTAATATTTGATAGAGCTTCTCCTAATCCTCTGCCTAAAGCTCTACGTCTATCTGCGGCACTTAATCTAGCTCTCGAACCAAAAGCACTTTCTCCGCCTGTTTGTATGTCTCTAGTCCTGGCGTCAATATCCGCAAGCTCTCCAGCTTTGAAAACGTCATCAATAGTTTGTTGTACTACTCTTTGTTCAAAAGGATTGTAAAACTGTTCTGTAAACCTTGGATCAAATTGTAAACTAGCAGCAAGCCTAGCCGTATCTGCTCCTTCTCCTATAAGTTGTTGTTCTCGCCTAAAAAAAGGATCGGCTATATTACCTGCCCCAACCGATCTAGCTATAGCTCGATCCAAGGCAGAGAGGTTTCTATCTAAAAAAGGTTCATAAGAACCAATACCCGCAAAAGCTTGTTGTCTGGCTAGTTGTTCAAACGGATCAAGACCAGCAGTCTCTCTAAGTATTGCAGGTGCGCCAAACACTCTGTTAGCTGCTTGTGTTGCTTGTGCGATAAGTCCAGGCGTGTCAGGTGAACCGAAAAGCGCCTCTCTTACAAAAGGATCGGATGTTCTTTGATCACGTACAAATCCAGTCGCTACGGGGGATATGGTTCTTGGATTTCTTGAAATTGCCATTAAATACTCTCAAATATATTCATTAACTCACGCATATTTTGTACGCCTTTTTCCCTTGACTGACTACCGCTTTTAACAAGTTCAATACCCGATTTGTTCTTTTTCATATCGTAGGCACCTGCGCCTCTTGTAGCTTTGGCAGTCATTACAAATTCTCCGTCGCTCAACATAGCTGGTATATCATCGGAAGTGCCTGTACCTGGCCCGATTGATTCTCCGCCTTCTCGTAAATCCAGTTCAGCTACACCGCCAACTGCAAACGCTTGTCTTTGTCCCATATTGGCTATATCTAAAACAGCTGGTTTGGGTGCCAAACCAAACTCCCCTCTGGTTCCGCCAGTGCCTAAATCAGAAGCAAGTTGGTATCTGCCTAACGCATCCATACTAACTTGAGGTGTAACAGCAAGACCGCCAGCTCTATCCTTAGCTGCGTCGTAGGCTAGTTTGCCCAAGAATCCACCTAGCCCAGCAGAAGCTAGACCACCTAACCCACTGCCGAAGCCGCTTCCTCCGCCAAACACATTACTTACAACACCAGGCATAGTTCTAGCGCCTGCTTGTCTTCCCTTCGCAATTAGTTCAGCTTTTTGTTGATCTGTCATTGCCTGAATTTGTTCATGGGTATAACCGTATTTTTCTAATTCTGCTGATCTACCTCCAAAACCTGCAGCATCCCCTAATGCTTTTATAAAAGGGTTAGTCCCACTCGCACTTGCAGGAGTTCCTCCTACTTGAACAAAAGTACCGTTTGCATCTGCCTGAAATACGTTTCCTACTTCATCTTTGTAGTAACCTGTAGATTCATCATAAACTACTGATCCTTGAGGCTGTACAGGAGCCGTTTGTTGCGCACCTCCAAACAAGCTACCTATACCTTTACCGATATTACCAAATAGACCTACTTTGTCTTCACCAGGCAGTATAAATTCTTTGGCTCTGCTGAATAATCCACCTAGACCGCCTGACCCACTTTCTATTGGATTTATACCTGGTGTTGCTTTAGCGTTTCCAAACAAGCTACCTAGCCCTGAACCTTTGCCCATTTTTCCAAAAAAACCTTTTGGACCAGAACCTAATGAAGCCAAAGCTAAAGGGCTTGCCTTGCCTCTAGCAACATCAGCAATTGTTTGCACTCTGTTTACAGTGGCTGCGACTGCTCCGATAGGCCCAGGTACAAATTGCAAAATCGGGGCTGCTTTACGAGCTATTTTTTTGACAGCTTTAAAAGCTTTTTTTAAGAAAAATTCAGGCATACCCGTAATAGGATTTATAGACATACCTCGTCCAACTGTATATTGATTTGGATCCAATCCCGCATCAATCATTTCTTGGTCCAAACGATTTTGCAAATCTTGCGAAATGACGGGTGGTATAACCCTTTCTCCTAATGCAACGTGAGCTAGAAACTTATCTTCATTTCTGCCCAATGATGCAATGCCTGTTCCTGATGTATCTATTCTATTCATTTGTATCCAATTCTACTGTTTTTAATGTTTTTGTTAAATAAAATTCATTTCTAAATATTCTTTTTTGTCTTCCCAACAGGGGCGCGATATTAACCAAAAAACTAATAAATAACGATTTCCTGATTGTACAGCGAGTCCTCGGTGCATGTGAGTAAAGCTAGGAAAAATTAAAGCGCTGCCTGTTGGAAGTGGATCTACAATACCTCTACCTTGAAATTCTGTACCGCCTCCCTTGTATTCACCTGTATTTAAAGGCACAACGACGCTTATATCTGCACTTGCGTCGTGATGCCAAGCTCCTTGTTTTTTGTCTTTTATATTGTAATTAGCTATTTGTATACCGCCGTCTGTAACCATTCTGCCCCAAATGCTCATAAATATAGGGTTAAGAACAGTTAGGACTACATTCAACAAAGAAAGATATAATTCAGGTATATTATCTTGTAAAACTATCTCTGGTATTTGTCTAAGTACGTCTTCGTCCGTATTAGGCTCAAAATTAAAATGTTGTTTGATATTTTCTAGTTCGTCATTGAATATATCACAAAATGTTTCTGAAAAAATGGGTGCGGTATATACATCCTTTAATGGTTCTTTAATAATCTTATGTAGGGGTAAATTTTCTAAACTATCTTGCCCTTTTGATTTTAAAAAACGTACTATATCTAATTGTGATTCCTTAATAGCTGTGAAAGTTTTATCCTGTATGAACCAATCAGCAGGTTGGGTGAGAAGTAAATTTTTTACTTCATAAGTTGTATTTGTACGTTCTAAAGCCTGCATATCAAATCTCTATACTTGTCGCTCCGTTGTTTCTGACAGTTACAGAACCCAGTTCTGATTGCAGTTCAAAGCCCCTCGGATCCCTCGGCGTATGAAGCTGTACCCATTTGTTGCCTGTATATACTTGCAGGACTCCAATAGATGTGTTCCATACTACATCACCTTGGTTAAATTTTAAAGAACCAAGCTCTGTATCGTTGAATTGTGGCGTTGAATCTGGATCAAATGTTCCTAAGTTGAGTTCTAATATTCTTGTAAGTCTGTTGAATGTTTCTTTGCTTACAGACGGTTGTACTTCTGTAGGTAATCTTGTTTCTAAAAGTTTGCTCATCTTCTGCCATCGGTTTTAACATCCATTCTAGTATCTCCTAAACGCCATCCTATAGATAAATTACCATTTGATGTCGCGTCATCATTTGATTCAAAACGAACAACAGCTTGCCTACCGCGCGCTCTTAAATTAACTTTTTGGGTATTAGAACTTATTTCGTTAGTTGATTCTGTAGTCAAGCTATCACCAGGGAAGTTTCTGACTTTTGTAACTACGTTTAAAGAACCAGCGTTAGCATCTTCCAAAAATTTTACGTCAGGTATTATTGATGATATTTGATTAAATCTATCACCATCTCCTATGTCAAAATCACTTGATTCTACAAATACGTTAGTCATCGCGGTTCCATCGTCGTCAAAACCAACTTCATGTTGATAAAGCACTCCGCCGTCAGTAGCTTGAGGAAATGATTCAACACCTGAATCTAACCAAACAGTTCTTACCAATTGTCCGTAGTACCAAACTTTTTGCTCAGTATTATAGATGACATAACGATCTATCTCTGTACTTGAAGCTGATGGATAAAACCACCCAACTTCGTTGTGTTCATTATTAGTAAAAGCTTGTATTTTGAAAGCTTGACCTTGATTAAGATCGCCAAAAACATAATTGTGAACGCTGCAAGGTAATTCTTGCACAGTGCCGTTATAAATATAAAAATTACCGTAGCTCATAAAATAAACACCAGTTGCCGACGTAATCGCCGCTTTGGGTCCTATTAATCCAGATCTTTCGTTTATTAAATTTATACTGAAAGTAAGTGGTGATCCAACAAACTGCATTGAATAAACGGATGTGTCAGTAAATATAATTATCTCTTGTCTTGATTTTACACCCCCCACAATTGAAGAACCTGATGAAAGCCTTACAGAACCTGCTGTATTTGTAATTAGCGGTTCAAATTCAAGTTCATTTTCTTGATCAGAAAACGCTACAAGCATAGGATCAACACTACCTGTACGTGTTGTGCCAGATATAGCGTCAGCTCCTAAAACTATTAAATGCCTGTCTACCTCTGAGGTCAAAACTTGTAAACCCACTGTGGGTACTAAGTTAGCTCCTGACACATTTGATAATTCAACGGCCCTCGTTGCCGTGCCGTTGTTTTCTACCCATCTGTATATACCTCCGCCTCTTGTATTGATGATTAAATTCTCACCAAAATTATCATGTGTCCAAAGTCTTAATTGATTATTTCCGCCTAATGCAGTAGCTGACCCCCAACCACTCGCACCCCAAGTACCAACTCCCCACCCTGTCGATTGCACGTATACATCTAATCCTGTATTTATTTGATAAATAGCATCTGTAGATGAACCGCCGTTACCAGAATCACTAGAGTTAGCCGTTACCGTTGAACCTGAAGTATCTTTAGCAGTTATAGTATATGTATTAGCGCCAGTCACTAAATCTATTTGATATTCTTGGTTTAATACAGTTGCCGTTATATTTCCACCTAAAGACACTGCGCTAGAAAAAGTTACAAAGTCTCCGTTCACAGCACCGTGACTAGCATCAGTTACTGTTACGGTAGATGAACCGTTTGTAGCGGCGAATGTAGCAGCGTTGGTGGTAGTTTTACGTGTCGGCGTAACATCAGCATAGGCTGTACCATCTTTTATATAATATTTGAGATGTGTGCCAACTCCTAAGTATTTATTGCCACCTAATGAAATCCAATTATGCAAAGCACGAGCTGTTCCTAAATAAGTGTTATCAGTTAATTTTTGCCAACCTCCAAATTTTTCTACTCTGCCATCTCGGAATCTTATCAAATTACAATCAAACCAACCTCCTTCATTGCTATAAGCAGTTCCTTCTCTATTTATACCAGGTCTAAAATCTACTTTTGAAAATGGCATTTATATTTTCTCCCATTCTTTACCTTGAAACAGATCAGCTTCAGCAGCGCGTCTTTTTACCAAGCCAGCTAAAACAACGCCGCCTGCTTTGTTCCATCTTTTTATTTGTTCAGGAACATCCTCATAATTTTTTTCATTTAGTACTTTCAGTAAAGTAGAATCTTTCAAATTATTTGGTCCCAAGTTATAAACCCAACAAACTAAGGCGTCAAACTGACATTGTTTTAGTGGTACTTTAATCATGTCATTTATGTAACCTTCGTATTCTGGAAGCTCCTCTTTCAAAAGATGATCTGCTTCTTCTTGATTTATTTGGTCACCTTCTTTGACGCCTTTTATTACGCCGTATCCAATCGTCCAAATACCTACGCTGTCTTGATAAGCCTCTAGCCTGCATCCCTCGTAGTTCTTTATTAGTGATACACCTTCTTCAGATATTTTCATGTTAGTCGTCTTTGCTTGGTGTGTTTGAGGCTCCAAAATAAAAACTAATAATAGCTGAAGCTAAACCGCCTAAGTATCCTAATACAAGGTTGATCAAAGCTTCGCTATTCTGTTCTGGCGGTTGTATTGTGACTAAGAATATATAACCCATAAAACCTCCAATGACAGCTATACCTATAATTCTAGCAGTCCAATCTTTAGAAAATGTTGACCTAGCGTTTTGTGTATCTTGTACTTCTAGCTTAAATACATCTACTTCTAGTTCTTTCATTTTGACTTCAAAATCAGCTTCTGCCTTTTTTAGCTCAAGCATTTGTTCTGGTGTAGCATTGTCTATAGCTTTTTGTATTTCTTTGGGTTCATTCTTACAACCCAACACATCTGCAATTACATTTGCAGCCATACCACCCATAGGTCCGCCTAATGCTGTTCCTAAAGTGGGGGCAACCGATCCAACTAAGTTTTTAAGTAATGCTTTCATATATCCTCCAAAGTAAATATTTTTAAAGGCTCACTTATGCCTTTAACTTCTATAGGTTGCAATGATTTTAGCGCAAAATCACAATTTTTTGCAGTTTCCTCTGCAATTATTAGATT